GCAATCTTGAGCATGGTCTGCTCAAAATCACTCAGAGTCTTTCCCTGCAGGATCTTGAACGTCAGAGAGTTGCAGTATTGACGCACTTCTTGTCCCAGCGCACGGTCCTCATCGTTGATGTCAAAGTCACCGCGAAGAAACTGAGAAGTCAGCTTCTTGTTAGCGACCTTATCGACCGAAAGGACATACCCGTCAGTATCATACAGAATCTTATCGTCCTTGAGATATTCACCGTTGATGCGCTGTGCAGCACAAGCAGCAGCAAACACTTCGTCGGTCGAATAAGAAATCTTGGGAGCCTGATAACGAGCCATGTGCTGCTTCCGTTGCTTCAATCTATGAACTTAAAGTACTACTTCTTTGCGAAGAAGTCAACCCTTAAATGCGGGTCTTGCGATTTTTCCAACGACGCCACATGGCCTGCGGGATTCCCATCTTGTAGGCCCACATGAAGTCCATAACAACCATTCCAAGAATGAAAGCAACGATAACGCTAAACATAAAAATTTCCTTTGTTTCAGTGTGTAAACAATATAACAGATTTTAAGAAGAAGTCAAGATTTTTTCACCAAAGAGTGAATTACTTTGGCTCTCGTGAATCAACGACTTACGTTGACCTCAGCATCGGGGTTTTCCTTGCAGGCTTCCAGATAGTCTTCAACAAAATGAATCAGGTTATCGTACATGCCCCAACCGTTTGGAGCATTAAACTCCTTAAAACGCTCAGGATCGGCCCGCAGGGTTTCCAGGCCTGTTTCCAGCAGAGGAACCAGTTGTTCAGCGGTAGTGACATTGATTTCTTCGGGGCGCCACAGGGCCTCGTAGATGCCGGCTTCCATAGCCATCTTGTTCAGATTGTGCGTGATGTTGCGGCTGTACACCTCTGTGGGGCGAACAGCAGTCAGATAAACATCCAGTGACATATAAAAACCTCTTTCTCAGCTTATGATTCAATATAGCAAAATGGGTACCCGAAGTCAACCGAAAAATGACCTCGGGTACGATTTTTATGCTTCGACCATTTCGATGCTATTTGCCTGGCTGTAGAAGTCAGGGGCAAACTTAGCAGTATTCTTAGCATTGGTGTCTGCCATAAACTTTTCAGCTTCGGGGCGGGTGTCGAAATCAACGTGCCAGTAGTCTTGGCCCCAACCACGCTCTGAGTCTACGCAGTGAACACGAAACTTAACATTAACTTGTGCCATTTGATATCTCCTTGCTACATACTAATCATAACAAATACGAAGCCAATGTCAACCTTTTTTATCCAAAAAAAATGCCTGACGAATCGGATATTACTTTTTGAGTTGGTTTAAGAAGACAAATATTATTTTACTGAATCCAGATAGTCATCTACTGTGCCGTACAATGTCATGAGCATAGCTATCTTGTGATCGTAGACTCTGATATAGGGTTTTTTCTTTTTCTTCTCGTCGATTTCCGCTCCGATGTAATAGGGACAATGCATTTTCTTGTTTAGAACCATAACATAACTTTCCCAGTTCTTTCTAGAACTCTGCTTATTAAGTTCAAATGAGTAATGAGCGATGTTTGCTTTTATGAAAGCAGTAGCACCAACATCAGTTAGTCTAAGCCCATCGCCCCTTCTACCTGTAACAAACCATTCAAATATCAGCTTGTCAGGTTCATGATTGTTCCAGGGAAAGTCAGGATCATCCTTGGTCTCAGTCAGGATAGTTTTGACAATTTCAAGTTTGGTCTTAGGATAAGTCATCGGGATAAACTGTGCGTCCCGAGTTCATGAAAACGACAGTAAACTTATCTGTCTTGAATTGTGCATTCAATTTGCGGCAAAGGTTTCTAGCATGTCCTGGATTGGAGAAGCTAGTCTTTTTATACTTCGGAGCAGCATCGTTTGCGAGATAATGAGAAGACTTGAGATTGATAGATTGCCCGTCGTAAAACACGGCCCAAATGCCAGCAGCCTCAACAATCTGGTCACACTTGTAGGTCTTCTTGTCTACATACTCTAGTAGTACATTTGGTTGCGTTCTACTCACTTGAATGATCCGCCCTTAACTTCGACTTGTATTACCTCGTTTTGATTCTTGGTCTTAGACAATTCATACAAGTCTGACAGTAACCTAGCGATATCATCACGCAATCCACGGGCATCCGTCATCGGCAACACCAAATCTTTGTTTTGTTTGGAGTCAGCTACGGTCATCTTATCCATGAATCGGTTAATATGCATCATCTTGTATTTATCTGAACTTGCGCTTCAGCCTCTGTTTTATACGGACCAGAGTAAGGATAACGTTGGATAAAGATATATTTAGGACAAAAAACAACAACCTTAACTCCGTTCTGATCCATCACAAACCAACCCGCGGCATGCTGACACTTAGATTTGCGTGTCTTAGTGAACAGATGCAAGCCCCGCTTAACATCAAACAGTGAGTTGTAAGTGCGAGGAGTGGTTGGGTATTCGGGATAGGGAAGCGAGACTTTCTTGTTGTTTGACTTGATAGGCTCAAACCGAATATGAGTCTTCTTCTTCAACTCGTCAGTGTTATTGAACTGTAACAAAGTTCCATTAAGTCGGACACCGTACCCATCATTGTTAACTTCAATGTTACCAACCTTCTTGATGCCATCAGTGACGATCCAAAACTGGTTCTTTACGATTGGCTTTGCGACTAGTTCAGTCATATGATTCCTTTGTCAACATTTTAAATAAATCTTTCTTGTGCTTAGGTACCCAGTGCTTTGCAGTAAGACCACAGTCACCGTGCCTGCGCTCAATTTCGCAGTACGACATTCTAGTCTCAATCTTTTCGGGACCTGTGACAGGGTCAAGTACGCTATGCGCTAGCTTTATTGTTTTAGCGCATTTGTACATGAATCCTTTAGCACCCATTCGGCCACCGAGTGTAAAAATAGTATCTGTCACATCCATCTTGCTAAACTTACAATCTTTGCAAAGATAGACAGGATCAATCGGCATTGAGAACTCCTTTATATGGATTGTTGAGCCACTTTGAATAAGTCTCAGCCTGCTCCGAAATCTTAGTGAGTTCATACTTGCCGCAGAACTTCATAAGATGAATGCCAACCATTGGGGTTACAGTTGTACGCACGTTCTCCTTGATCACTCCGTCTACCGCAGCCTTGATTTCTGCTGGTTGCGCTCGGAGATCAATCAACGTCTTGTTGCGTTCGTAGTCATCTTTGACACGGTGTTCGTCTCCGTTGTGATCAGCCCAACGCTGCAACATCAGATTATTCCAATTGAAGCCTTGCTTGTTGCGATCTTCAAACGCTTCCTTGATGCCGACAGAGTTCTTAGAACCCTTCTCACGCACACCTGGATAAGCAGAGAAAACATTGTCAGTAGCATCGCCACGAATGATCTTCTTAAACAGAAGATACTCAGGGTCTTCTAGCAGCTTTTGCTCACCGGTCTTCTTGTCCTTGACAGGCTTACCTCGATCATTGAAATAGCCATCTAGCTTGATCAACTGACCCGCGACACCGTTGTACTGATGCACGTTCTCACTGATCAACTGCACGAAGTCAGTGTCGGACGAAATGATATAGTGTTCATCTTCGGGGTGCAAGTCAACAAAGCGGGCGATAAGATCATCTGCTTCTGCGTTGGGATGACGCAACACGCTAGAATTAGTCTTCTGAGACAGGAACGTAGTGAACGCTTCATACGTTTCCCAGAACATCTTGTTTTCTTCGATTTCAGCCTCAGTCAACGCAGTGTTGTCGATAGCACGATGCGCTTTGTAGGGCTTGTAGAATTCTTTACGCCATGAACGGCCTTCAAGACAGAACACAACGTGGTCGATGTTGAACATACGCACAGCCTGATTTACAGACGAAAGCGTTAGATGCATAGCCATGCCAATCTTCTCCCACGTATCAGTGTTGCGAGCAGCAACATGCCTAGCGCGGAAGAAAGTGTTAGCAGTGTCGATCAGTGCGTATTTCACGAGATACCTTTACTCTTATAATATACATAGATAATACGCTATTTATGAGTATATGTCAAGCCCTAAATGTCCTCTAGGTACTTATGGGGCGACAATTTAATTTTATCCATCATGTCAGGATCGATTTTAAGAGCAGAAACGTATTCCCCTTTCAGCCTTTTAATCTGCAAAGGATGATTTTTGATCTTGTTTTCGATCAGGGTAGAGACATAATCAACATCTATATCGGTAAATTTAGGATCAACGTACTCGGTAGGCTTTGCAAGTTGTTTGGGGTTCTCTAGATATTCGTGCAACGTCCTCATCAAGTAATTTTCACATGTCAGGATATGTTCCGCATGACCCTCAACCGCAACATACAACGCATGGACTTCATAATTTTGATTTCCCTTGTTGTAATTTATAAAGCGATTGATAAGATCACCTGATATCCCAAACTTCACCTTGTCAAGCACCTTAGTAACATATAGCAGATTCTTGATCACTTAAACAACTCTTTCTTAGCAGGTTCCAAGTGATTGAACAGGTCATCCCCGTTCTCGGTATATCGGGTATATACTGAATCAGGAATGCACTTATAGTTGCCACCTGCGGCGCGATACATCTTGAGTAGAAGAACGAGCGACACATCATCGGGAACACTAACCTTAGACTTAGCAAAGTCACCCATAATCTCACGATAGTACTTTGCGTAGGTAGTCTGTGCTAAATTCTTAAGCTGTTCCCAGCTACCGGCAGTAGTTTTTACTGTTGCATTCAAATCTTCCATAAACTTCTTGAATTCCTTGGAATCAAATTCCTTAGAATTACGCATCTTAGAAACAATCAGCTTACGCAATGTTTTCATGGGAACAAGCTCCATAGCGTCAACGGGTTCTTGAGGCCAATACTTCTTGTGATTAGAACTAAAGAACTCTACATCCTCAATGCTCAAATCCTTAAGGTGAGTAACACCAGTAAGAGCACCGGCCTTGAAGCGATCAGAAGAATTCTTGTGAACAGGAATGACATCATTCTGTTCCATAATCACTTGCTTGTTGAAAGCAATTTCATATTCGTCCTGAGTTTCATTGTTGGGTGAATCTTGACGCTTAGCCAATACATGATTCTGATAAAAATCAAAATCAGCTAGCTTCAACTTGTCACCGCCGTTGATACCCATGAAATGCTCACGACAGAAACTCATGTCAACCGAACCATCCTTGTTGACTTCAAGTTCTACTACCATGCAATCTACTTTGAGATTCAACCAATCCTCAGGGTTAACATCAGGAAACAAGCCCATCTTAGCACGAATTGCATACGCAAGCGCAGTGTGCTGTCCGTCGGTTATGTAGTATTCATCTGTAACAGGATTGTGGCAAACTTGAATAGCTGCGGGACGACGAGAATCCCACTTAAGAACAATATTCCTAATATGAGGCTGGTTTTCAGGACGCTGGAATGACCGAGCAGTGAAAAACACACCAAGCGCAATCTCCTGGTGTTTGGGTCGTTGATCGTAACGCTGCGGCTTCGTGTTTTTGTAAGTAGGTTTGGCTAGCTCATCCCGAATGCTCTTTTCAAGGGAAGCGAGACACTGCGTAGCCTGTACATCTACCGAGATAATATCGTAGTCGTTCGGGAGCTTGTCTAGAACATTTACGGGACGAGCAGTGATTGGTTCCTTATTAGGTACCCACGCAAACTTGAAATTATTAGACTTACTGACCATGGTTATTACCTAGCATTTTCTCTATGAATAAGCATATAATACACAAAATAGTAGCAGTTGTCAAGCCCTTTTATCCAAAAGGTTAGCTTGCCTCCGTATACCCGCCGCCTAGATCACGCTGTCGAATAACACGCATATCACTTTCCCGCTTATCCGGGTCAGCTTGTTCTTGCTCGTATACCTCAAGTGCGATATTTCGGCAAACAGTTTGGAACCATCGATCAACGATCATAGCGTCTGTGTCATCGGCGCGAATCTTATAACCTTGTTTAATCAGATTGAGAAGGAACTTGTCGTTCCAATCAAGATCAAACGCACCATTGTTGATGTCATTTGGATCCAAATCAACCTTGAGAATAGCGACGTAAGGTTCTCCAGCCGCAGTAGCCTTTTCCTTGTCTGTGAGTTCCACCTTAGGCTTTCTGGGTGCTTTTACTTCAGGCTTTACTTCGGGCTTTGGTTCAGGAACCGCCGGCTGTTCTTCGGGAAACATTGGTTCAGTGAACCATTTCTTTAATTTGTCAAACATATTTTTACCTTTCAATAGTATATATCGTCTTTTTACCTGACTGCTGAATAACTTCACCGTCGATCCAGCTAGGAGGCCCGCGCTCAGTCCAACGCAGTAAGTTAACCTTACCGTAATTGTAGTAGTTACGATAGTTGACAACCGGGTCTAAGCTAACAATGTACTGCTTGTCCATGCAAGATGGCATCTTAGTCATTACTTTGCTTTCTGTGATCTGCTCAGGGGCTTCCTTGAGAATATCCTTTAGCTTATCAATTGTAAGATGAGTACGACCATAACGATAAGTGTACTCACGACCAAGAGCCAAAAGATGATCATACAACCAAGCATAGTTGGCAGAGTTTTCACGAACCCAAACTGCTGAAGGATGATTAATATGAGTAGCAGCATACATAATAGCATCAGCATTACCTGATAACCGCCATCGTTTTGCTTTGCGACCAGACTGTGACTGACCTACATACTCTACACCATCTATAACACGATGTGCAGTAGAGAGTAGCTGGGCCGTCTCCAGAATCATCTTGACTACGTGCCGATCAACCATCGACTGTGCAGCGATGACTGGATCAGTGTGTACATAAAAAATATTAATGAGGGTTCTCCACTATCTGTTATTTTTAAAAGGCTTGAGTATACTAAGTAAAATAGCCACAAATACCAATGCACATGATATATAGAACAATGTAGTGTCGTCAACGTATTGCATTTTTATTATCTTGCCGGTTTTTGATAAATACACTATATAAAGCGGGACTTATCATGGATATTAGAAACATACTTAATCTTATAACAGAGAATTCGGAAGAAGTCAAGGGTTCTTCCCCGTTTTCGGATAAATTGAACGTGATGACGTTAGATCAGTTTCTCAATGCATCAGGCGTAGTAACACCTGACGAAAAAAACGTGGAAGAAGATGAGGAAATCGAAGAAGCTAAAATTGACGCACCTGCGCGTGAGTTAAGTCCAAAAGAATTGAAGGGTTATCTAGATCGTATCATGGGTAAACCTGTCACAGACCCTAAGACGGGTGCAGCAAAAAAGACTGCTCGCGGAACTGAAAAGTATGTGTCAGGCAAAACTAAGCAGGACAAGTTCAAGAAGCCTTATATTCACCGAAGTTCAGTAGTTCCAATCGTTGACCAAGACGGTAAAAAATACGACCTAGATGCCCTACGCGATTTGATAACTAGACGACCATCTAAAGTTCTCAAACAGAATGAAAAGATGCAGCACAGTGATGGCACTGCTAGTGTATTCTATAACGTGGGTCTTCCTGCTCTTAAAGGACTAGCGTATGACGAAGACGATAAAAAATTCGTGGTAATCGACACTTGCCCCGGAGCAGGCGAATGTCAGACGTATTGCTACGCCCTGAAGGGCGGATATGTTCAGTGGAAGAATGTCGCTGAAGGACAAACGCAGCTTCTGAACTTCTTGTACAACGACCCTGACGGCTTCATGGACATGATGAGCAGAGAAATCGATGCGGCTGACAAGAAGTTCAACAAGAAAGACAAGAAAACTAAACTTGTTATTCGTTGGCATGATGCCGGCGACTTCTTCTCTCCTCAATATCTCGCAATGTCGTATGCATTGGCTAAAAAGCATCCTAATGTAGATTTCTATGCTTACACCAAACTAGCATCAGTCGCTCAAGGGTCGAAACCAAATAACTTCAAGATCAACTATTCGATGGGGGCGAAGCCCGGAGAAGAGAAGCAGATTGATTTCCAAAAAACCAAGAACAGTAGAGTTGTTCCTGAAGTTCTATTCAAAGACCTTCTGGATCGCGATGAAAAAGGAAAGCTGTTCTACATAGACAAAAACGCAATCAATTCGCTTAAGCAACGCCTTGCTGCAAAATACAGTGTGCAGCCAGAATCTATATTGACATATGATGAGATGATGAAGACACCTCAGAGTAAGGAAGTAGGCAAGTGGAACGTTATCGTTAAGCCGGGCGACGGAGATGATTCTGCCAATCGCAACGACGTTCTCAACTCATTCCTGTTGATGCACTAGGGTAGCTTGAGTAAATCTTCTATAGCATAGAGATTTTTCATATAAGGGGACACATCTTTTAGTACGCTATGAGGTATGTCCCCTTTTCTACGGGGGCCGACTTTACAAAGAATTGCCTCATCGGTGTCTTTATACAACGCTTCCTCATTCACTTCTAGGAACTTGTCAAAGATTTCTTTAACCGTGTAACCTACACCATGACCTAAGCACTCGACCTTATTAGCTGGCTTTTCGATTGCTAGCTTGATAGCTTCGCAGATTTCATCAACGTGAACATAGTCACGCACACACGTTCCGTCCGAGGTGTCATAGTCATCACCGAAGATCGTGAACTCTCTAGTATAACTAGATTCCATCATCTTGTACATCAAGCCATCCGGGTTAGTGGGTGGATAACTTGACGAACCAAGAACGTTATAAAACCTAAAAATCGTATAAGGAGTAGAGGTGTGGCGCGTACAATATTCAGTGACTACATCCTCTGCGGCTCTCTTACTAATACCGTATGCGCTTTCACACAGTGCTGCTGCACCGGTAGAAGCAAAGATGAAGTTTTTCGTCTTGACCTTGTTCAGCACATTCATTGTACCGTTAAGGTTAGTGATGTAATACATGATTGGAATCACCTCACTCTCACTGACGTTGACTAACGCAGCCAGATGCACCACCGCGTCAAACTCTCTGTCAGTCTTGAACGGCTTGTTGATATCAACCTGAAAGAATTCTTTTACTGGATGTTTAGGTTTATTAACATCTAGTCCATATACCTCATAGTCCTGTTCAAGCAGCTTACAAAGGTGCGAACCGATGTATCCTGAACAGCCTGTTACCAAAATCTTTTTCATATTAAAACTCAAATAATCCTAATCCAGTAAGTTCTTCTGCTGGTTCAAACGAAGGATCCTTAGTTAGCCAAGTGTCCTTAGCAGTGTAGATGACACGAAACTTGTGCCTGTTTGTGAGTACTGACCTGACATCATCTATACAAATGATGTTTCGCTTTAGTGCAGCGATGAAATCAGCGTATTTTACTGTAGTTTCATTGCATATCTTAGCAGTACTGCTATTAGATTGCTTACCAGTAAAGCTACCGAAGCACTCATTCCAATGATGGAACACTTGATCTTCATGCGCCTTGAAGTATTCAAGATACCCGTTAGCATACCACTTCTCTGCGGTATCGTACTTATTATATGCTGCTATAATATCCGCTGCCATATTCTTCTTAGTTGTTGTGAAGAACAAGTGACTATCAAAGTTGTTAGTCCAGCGCTGGTTCTCAAGGGCAAATGTAGGAAGCTGGATAGTCTGTTCATAGAAAGCAATACCGTAGCTTTCTACAGTGCTAGGATTGAACGCTACTCGGCAGTTTGTGATGAAGTCCACTTTCTCTTGCCCGATAACGCTGACCGCAATTTTGTAATCAACACCTAACTTTTTCAAGCGTTCTTCAAACTTCTTAGCACCAGTAGCATTAGTCATGACACGGGCGGGCAATCTAGTCTGCTCAATCAAGTCAAGATAGAGTTCAGGATTTTTGCCTTCTTCCCAGCGTCCGATGAACAGAACACCTTCACGTGGTTTGTTGTATTCTTGCAACAACCCCTTTTCCGGAAGGGGAATAGGAAGATGATACGCAGCTTCCTCCCAAAATTGTAGTTGATTGAACTTGCTTTGTGTTCCGATGTCAACATTGTTGATACCCAGTTGCTTACGCATCATTTCATTGACGTTGCCTAAGAAAGGATTCTTGGTGTCTTTGAAGATTTGACTCTCAAGGTGAGTGTAAGCAATGACTTGAATGCAATCCTCAAGTCCCATAGTGCTTGCAACTTGCACAGTCTCATACGTATTACAAATAAAGGCATCATAAATATTAGTAGTTAATGCCTTGACAATTGAGTTACGAAAGTTCGCCATTCGTTCATAACAGAAACTATCACCGTACATAAAAATGGCACTGTGATCAGTGTAACGCAGCGGCTCACTAGGATAGATGATATTCGCATCTATGGAATTTAGAAAGTCGCTGCTTGATCCTTGCGGAGCTTTATCGGTGATGATGTCAACCAGCACCCCTTGTCTGTTCATTAGCTCACAAAAACTCTTTGCGAACTGACCTATACCACCGTGTGGAATTAATGTCTGCGAACTGACTAGGAATCCGATTCGCTTCATCTTCCCCACTCTACCACAAGGTTATATCCCGCATTCCTAATCTTGTTTTCATACATCATCGTTTTCTCGTATAAATCTTTCATTGGTATCTTCACCACCGGATGAATCATTTCTGGATCAAATGTATCTGGGCAACCGTGCCAGAATCTACCGTGGTACAAGTAAACAGTGTTAGTTTCAGCATCATACCCATCTACTTTGTATTGTACATCCTTTAACCACACTTGTCTACCTTTAACTTCTAATGAATCTAACCATTTTGTTTCGCTCTCACTAACAAAACTACCAGTTGACTGACTTGACCAAGCTGCTATTTGTGCCAACTTCAACTTTTCCATATTATCTTCTTTGTAACATTCTGGACATTGTCCTATTTTATTATTTGCTATGGGGTTATAATATATATTATGGTTAGTGCATCTAATATTCGCTAGTCTTTTATAGCGTCCGGAAGTATCAATATAGCATTCTGTAACATCAATATTTTTACGGTCTCGTGATGCCCGTGCCTTCAACTCTTGCAAGGTATTAGTTCTTTTTTCCCACATTTTGCCGCTTTCGTAATATCCCTTACGACAACAATACTTAAACTTTAACATTTGCCAGGGCAATGAATAGTAGGTCCCGTGCTTGCATTGATATTCGATCTTAGTATCAGTATTAACATACTCTCCTAATATCATAATACCTAACTCTGGATTTACTTCGCTTATGAACTGTTCTGTGGTTTTTTTATTAATAGGATTTGTCATGTTTCCCCTCATATTATTAAATAGTCTTCATTATTTATACAATACGAGGGGTAATAAACTATTACTATTTAGGTGCTCCACCTGTTGCCGAACAATGGCAAATGTAGCCGGTCACTATATCTAACGCCATTACGCATGGCAAGATCAGCGACATTCTTGTTGTTAAGATGATAAACACTTTCGACACCGCCGACCGGCATGAAATATACGGGGCCTTCGAACCCGCTATCACGATATAGCTTGGTTACTTCAAGAGCTTCCTGAGCATCATCTTCAGTAGCGATCACAAACTTGAGATATGCATACCCAACATTCTCGTAGCTACTAACAATGTCTGGACAGATTGCTTGTTCTCTAGACTCACCGCTACAGCTTAGTTTCGCACTGACGCTAAATGTAACCTGTCGATTGTTTTGTGAAGTTTCCCGGTCGATCAAAAACCCATACAGTTCTTCGCTCAACTCTTGTGTACCGTTTGTTTCAAATGTAATCTCCTTAAGGCCCTGCATCTTGTGATGACCGAGCAACGCAGGATAGGCACGTTGCCAGCCTAAGAGAGGTTCTCCTCCTGTGATGACGAGGTGTTCGTCTCTCCATTCTCCGAACGGTAGCAGCTTCATAATACTATCGACGATAGAATCAATGTCTCTAACAGGAGACAGATGCTTAAATCGAGGATCCCAAGATGCATATGAATCGCATCCAGTGGAGAGAAGCGGCAGAGAACCATACTCAGAATAGTCCTTTGGATTTATGTTCGCCCGCTCGTCTGACATCTGTCCTTTGGGCATCCCAAATCCGCCGCAAGTGAAGTTACAGCCAAATGTTCTGAGGAAGATACTTGGTACACCGGAATATCTTCCCTCTCCTTGTATTGAATAGAAAAGTTCAGATACTTTTATTTTGTTCATTGATATATTCCTTCAAATAATTCATGGAAACATATAGTTTTTCACAACTAAACCCTTCCTTTTTTCTCTTGCTGTCAGTAAGACACCAGCCTCTTATCGTTGTTTCGTGGACATCATAGTGTTTAGCTGCGTGTCCCATAGACGGAAACATTCCAGCTGGGGTAGTAACAAGCATCTTCCAATTAGGTCGGTCATCATGCGAAATGTGTTCAACTGTGTCTTCAACTTGAGGAACCTGATATTCCCTTCTTAGATATTCAACTGCCCGTTTCACAATCTCAACATCATCTTGAAACTTCCCCAAAGCCATATTGCAATTGGTGCACAATAACCCTCTTACTCGCTTAGTTTTATGACAATGATCTACTGCTAGGGACCTATTGCATATGTCCGATTTCCCACAGATTGCACAAGTATGGTTTTGCTCTTCCAGCATCGCTTCATATTGATCTGCGTGAATGCCAAATGCTTTTTTCAATTCTGCTCGTTTGTGCCTCTTAGCAGAATGTTCTCGGCTATTTCGTGATATTCCCTGTTGAATCATGATGTTCTCCTCTTGCAAGTATTTATGCAGGGAGAAGGCATTTTCACTTTTTACTTCTCTCCTTGGATTGAATAGAATAATTCGCTTACTTTAATTACAGCCATTGTCAACTATCTTTTCTATCATTTAGGTACCGTACTAATTCTTTGTCAGTGGGCTTTACGTTGTAGTTTTGTTTAAAGAAAATCTCATAACTATCATTACCGTATTTTCCGATTCCGTAAAGGGCTAGTGCATCTTGCTTATTCCAAGTCAAGTAGTCCTCTGACATACGGCGCAACCGTTTCTCTCTGATGTTATACATACCAAGTGGCTTGATGATGTCGATCACATCCTCCACTGTGCTATTTAGGAGACTTGTTGGGTTCGGAAACTTTTTTAAGAATTTCGGCAGTACGTATTTCACAGGCTTTCTTCCTGTTTGGTTCAGCATGATCACACCGACCATATGTTCCCATTCAGTCTTTATCTGCTGTTGAACCATCAAGTCGTCTCTTAGAGTTTCCACCAATACTCCCACGGAAAAACACACCACTGAGGGTCCTCTGTCTTATTGATAGACTCCCCGATATAATTGACTTCTGTAGGGCTAGTGTCATTGTTAACTAACACAGCAAAGCGAACATTGTTCCCCCAGACTGTTTCCCATGCGGGTTCATCGGGTAAGCAACATTTTTCCCAACTTTTCTTGATCCATTCTAACGTTTCACCGGTGTCGTTGATATCATCTACAATAAGAATATTCTTACGCTTCTTAGTGTCCCATCGACTCTTTACTGTTGCTCGTTCTGATACGGGAACATAACCGAATGCGTCTTCTGACATCCAGCAATTTGTCTCACTTTCACCGTTATCGTGCAGGTTAACCTTGAGAGTGTTCATCGGAACATCGAGGTAGTGACTGATCTTAAGCGCAGGTACTAGTCCGCCGCGAGTAATGCCAACTACATAGTCAGGCTTCCAATCGTCATTGACTATTTGTCGAATGATGGTATGGATCGAGTTATTGATTTGTTTTTCTGTGTAATATACTTTGTTAACCATTTAGCAGGTCCTCATTGTCTTCTCGGCGGCCTTCTCTGAAAGCCATGTTGCTCTGTGTCTCACGAACTTCTACTCGATAGCACCATAGACGCTCCGATTCTGCTTGACCCCACATATCAGGGATATACACGCCGTTGACATAATTGTAGAGCATGTCAGCAAGACCCTCACATCCGAGCTTCGGAAGAATAGTTAGTTTGGCCAACTTCTTTTCCTGTAGCATCATATACGTTTCAAGTTCAGGATCATCTTCTGCCACAAGGAGAGTATGATCAAACTGATCCTCGAGGATTGCTTTCAATTCCTTAAGACCACCATAGTCGGCAGCCCAATTACGAACATCGAGACTATCAGTCCCGAAGTAGAACTTCATAGAAAACGAATAGCCGTGAATAAGATTGCAATGGCTATCGGCTCGCCATTGGCGATAAGCGCATGGAAAGGCGTCGTGATACTCTTTAGTACTTGTGTACTTGTATGATACTGATTGTCCTGCCATATTTTAATCTCCTATGTTAATAATAGCACAGGCGGCAGAGTTTGTATACCGGGATGATGCCCAAAGAGACCGGTTCGGATATTTTTAGTTGAACCCATGTACAATGATTGTTCCGTAACGTAGTACAAATGTGTTACACCCAATCCTATTTAGTACTGTTTCAGCTAGTTGTGTCATTTTTACGCTATTGCCACAAACGACGGTGAGTGGAAAACTTTGCTGATTCGTCAGAACAAAGTTCTCCACCAGAGCATCAACATCTTGATGCCGTACACCATGTAAGTCTAACTTATGCTTTTCCATACAATTTGTTAAGCATCTTCTCAGCAGTGGGATACGAAGTCATCACCCCAATCACCGCGTCATCTGCATCCATTCGTTCAATCATTTCTTCAACCGTTTCCTTCTTATATGCGGGAAACTGATAAGTGTTGACTGGCAGAGTGAACGACCATCTAATATTATTGAACTTGTTATGGTTAAACTTCTCGTGTTCCATCTTTGTTTCTTTCTGCTTCTGCTACACGCTTTCGTAAATTGCTGCTACTAAAGCTGTGGTCTCTACCATTGAATATGAGTTCAATCCCTCGGTCTTGACATTCTCCTCGACCAGTGAAGTCTCTATGTTCATACTCTACACCTAGTATACGACAATCTAGGGGCAACGTCAAGAGTAAATCTATCAAATCTTTTTCCGTTTCATAGATAACAATCTCGTCAACAAAGCGACAAGCACTAAGTTGAATCTGCCTCTCTACAATACTTTGAACTGGCTTGTTCTTTGTATCTGGTCGGTCAATAGTAGGATCGGTCTGCAACCCGCAAATTAAGTAGTCACAATGATTCTTAGCTTCTGAAAGCATTGCAATGTGACCCGCATGTAGCATATCAAAGGTCGAGAAGGTAATGCCAATCGTGCGACCGTTCTCTTTTAGTTTCTTAATCTTGTTGAAGATCATTAGCACTTGCCCATACGAGCAATACTAAGAAACTCTGCTCTTGCTGCGGCGTCGTTCTTGAATCCACCACCCAAACGTACTGTCACCGTAGAGGAACCGGTATCCTCAACGCCGCGGCTTTTAACGCAATAGTGTTGAGCGTCAATCATGACCGCAACATCTTCTGTTTCGAGAATAAAACGAAGTGCATGGAATACCTGTTCAGTCAAACGCTCCTGAATCTGAGGACGCTTGCTGAAGTATTCAACGATGCGATTGATCTTTGATAGACCAAGAACCTTTTCATTCGGGACATAAGCTACAGTAGCAAGACCGTCGATGATGACAAAGTGATGTTCACAGTTAGATTGCACATTCACGTTGCGTTCAACGACCATCTCGTTATACTTCATCTTGTTGTCAACTGTAGTACACTTCGGAAATGCCTCATAGTCGAGGCCCCAAAAGATTTCACCTACATACATTTTGGCAACACGCTTCGGAGTTTCGATAAGACTATCATCACTCAGGTCAAGCCCTAAGGTTTCCATGATATCCTTAAACTTGCGTTCAATGATCTCAATTTTGTCGGTTCTGCTGAGATTGTTTTCGATAGTGGGA